CTATATCGGTAATAGAAAGATTAATGCTATTACTGGTCAAGAAACATTCTTAGAGGCAGCAGTTCTTAAGGACAGTGACGATGATGACGAGGATATCGGTAATCTAGTTACATCGTTCGATACTCCTGTAACATTCAACCAGAATATTACAGTTGTTGGTGGCGATGGAACACTTGAGAATGTATTCCAGTCTCCTTTGGTTATATCTGTTCAGGATAATGATTTAGTTCAGAGTAGAGATGCATTAATCATTAGATCTAATGTATCTTCTGTTGATCCTGTAACTAACTTACAACAAGATGAAGGACTAGACAGAACTGCATGGACTGGACCTGGTAATCCTTTAGATGGTGATATCAGAATTAGTAAGAACAGAGTAGATGCTGCCGTATTTGGATTCAATGCCAGAGGTAAAGGTCAGAAGTATCAGATTCAGACACATACTAGTTTTGGTCTTCCTTCTAATATTTCACCTAACAATGATGAACTATTAAATTTCAATAATCAAGGTATTAATGTAGGTGGTACTCAACTACAACCTTCTCAGCAAGTAAATTATGGTGGTGTTGATCCAAAAGCTGGTGACATGCTACTTAAGGGTGTAGAAGTTGGTTCTAGTGGTTCACTGGGATGGATTTATTCTAATTACTATAATGTAATACCTAATAACAATATCTTTACGATTGAGTTTGATGGTACTAACGTAATTAAATTAACATTCAGGGATAGTCAAGGAAATAATATTGCTAACTCTGCAATTGGTAATGGTATTACAGAAGAATCACAGATTAAATTCACTAATTATCCTAATCCATTATTGAATGCTTCATGGTTGATATACTCCCCTAATGGTGATGCATTTAGTCCTTCCAACAACTACATTCACTTCCAGATTAATAACCCTATTAGTGCTGAACCTCCTGTATCTTGGAATGGTACTGGTGGCGTACTTGATGGTGCATCACCAGCTCCTGTAGTTGAGTTCTCTAGATCTAACTGGAAAGAATATGGTGTAATTGGTGCTGAAACATTAAGAACTGACACAGAAGTCATTGGTGACTACAAACTTGGTGTTAACACTGTTGCAAGAACTGATCATTCTGCTGCTGAAAAAGCATTTATTGTTTCTGATTCAGCACCTAGAGCAAACTTAGATGTTGTTGGTACTGCATTTGTTAGTGGTAAGACTATTAATAGTTACCTAGCAGATTCAACTATCGTTAAGACTGAAACTGAGGAAGATAACGCATTCTTGGTTGGTGGTGATAGCAATGATCCTGGTGATAGTGCAACTTTACGTGTCATGACTACTAACACTGGTCGTGTTGGTGTTAATACTAAAGTACAGGATAATGTTAACCCACAGAATGAATTAGATAGAAACTTCGTTGTTGTTGGTAATTCTAGATTTACTGGCGATTCAATGTTCATGACTGACATTGAAGTTAATGGTGGAGATATTACCACTACTAACAACGCATTTAACTTCGTTAATAATAATGCAAACATCCTGAACTGGGCAGGTGACGGTCAGATCTTCAATTTGATGAACAATTCTACTGTTCCTCAAACATTTACGATTGGCGGTTCTGCACCTACTTCTACATGGTTAGTTGCTGAAGGTACATCTACCAGCACTTTATACTTTGCTAGAAATAGCACTAAGTTTACTTCAGACATTGGTACTGTTGCTGAGGGATTCACTTCAGAGTGCGACATTAGACTTGGTGGTGGTTTCGCAACCAGCTCACCTGGTAAGTCAAGCACTAAGATTGGTACATTCTACACTGGTGTTGCTGGACAACTTGAATTTGGGTACGGTTATGGAGCTGGCACAAGTTCATCTAGAATCTTCTCTCAAACGAGAGTAGTTAATGCATTTGATGGTGCATCTACTAACACTGTTAACCTTGCAACAAATGCAACTTCATTTACATTAGGTTCAACTGGTGGTAATACTACGATCAGAAATACCTTAAATGTTCTTGCATCTGCAATTGTTGAGGGTAATATCAGACTAGACGGTGGTCTAAATGCTGGTATTGTTAAGATAGGAAGAGGTAGATTTGGTACATCACCTATCGGGCATAACATTGGTGGTTTAGAAAATCCAAACATTGATTTCTACAAGTATGAGTCAACTGGTAGAAGAATTGATACTGGTGGTGTTGCAAACTGGGGTTCAACAGAGTTCCTACAAGGTGGTGGTCAAATTGCATCGATTGATGGAATTGTTAACAATGGTTCTACATTAAGAACACCTGGTACATATCAATTCCTTGATGCATCAACAACTGGAAATGGTACTGGTGCAGCATTCACAGTTCTTATCCGCTTTGACTTTACAATCGAAATTACGATTGAGTCTGGTGGTGAAGGATATGCAGACAACGAGACTCTAGTTATCACTGACACCCAGTTAGGTGGCGGTGGCGGTGGAGACCTCACATTTGATGTTAATGGTGTTAATACTGCAGGTAACAATTACTACCTACCAATTACTACACCATCTGTTAATGATTTCCAACTTGGTGATCTTCTCTTAATTGATAGACAGATTGGTCCTCTTACTGCTGGTGGTCAACCTATTGCAGGTTACACAGCAGATGAATCTAAATCTGAAATTCTTCAGGTCATTGGTATTGATAACATTAGCAACCCTAATGATCCACAAGGTTACAGATTGATCGTTATAAGAGGAGTTGATGGAACTACATCTGCTACTGATCACCCTGATAACTGTGTTATCGCAAAACTTGATAAGCAGTCTAATGCTTCATATATTACTGGTTCTGACCTTAATGGTGATGCTATACTAGATGAACCTCTAACTGGTATTGGTTCTGACCCTGCTGATGTTAACATTGGTGTTGCAGAATTTGGTGGTACTATTACTGTACTAGACTTCTTTAGATTATCAGCACTTGAATTTGTTTCTATTGAGCAATTAATTAGCACTTCACCACAATCCTTAGTTATTAATGATGGTGGTGACCCTGCTGCTGAGGTATTCAAGGTTGAGTCTACAACTGGTGATACTTACATCTTTGGTGACATCAACGCTGGTTCTGGATTCAATAAACTTACCATGGATTCCACCACTGGTAATACTGACATTGCTGGAACACTTACTGTTGAGAATACCTTCACTATTAATGGTTCTACCATCGAAGGTCAGCAGTGGTTTAGATTAACAAATGGTGGTGCAACTGGTGTTCCATTAAGAACAACTCTAGAAGTTGATACTGCAACTGGTGATCTAACAATCAACGGTGGTAGCATTAATATCTTCGGAACTGATGAAACTACCCCAAGATTGACCTTTGATAATTCATCTGGTGACTTTACTACCTATGGTTCGTTCTCTGCTCTTGGAACAGGAACATCCACATTTGGTGGTGATCTTGATGTTGCTGGTGATGCATTCATTCGTGGTGGAGATCTCACAGTATATGCTGGAGAGACCACTTCATATGCAACAGTAGGTGATGAAATCTTCGGTGTTGATAACAATGGTTCAGTTAAGATTGCTGGAATTCAGAACTACTTCTCCCAGACTGGAGCACGTAAGTGGCTCTATCAGGCAGATGCATCATTCCTTGCTGAAGCAAATGTTAACTACTTTGTTAACTGTACTGGTAATACTCTAATCAAACTTCCTGCAGCACCTGAAATGGGTGATATGATTAGGATTATAGATATTAGTGGTAGTCTATCATATAATCTAAGTATGGTTGTCAGAGCACCTGATAACGTAAGGGTTCAAGGTGAAACAACTAACACTGGATCTACTGTTCTACAAGGTATTCCCCCATCATCCTACGCAGGATATGCTGGAGGTGAACTGGTTGTACAGACTCCAAACGCAGCGTTTAGTCTTGTTTATGCTGGTAATTCCACACCAGACGGAGCACCTGGCGCACCATCTTCCTTAGTTGGTTGGTATCTCACAGACGTATAAGCAAATGCCTTTTTACCAAGAAACGAGAACAATGAGAGGTGCCGTAATTGGCACCATCATGCCTTGGACAGGTGGAATTAGTGAAATTCCTGATGGTTGGATTATTTGCGATGGGACAACACCTGACGCAAGTGATTATCCATTGTTAGTACAAGTCATTGGTGATACTTACAACGCAGGATCATCAAATTTGGGTGGAGCATTTCCAGCATATACTGGACAATTTGTTCTTCCAAGTTTACTTGAAGGTAAGACATTGATGGACATTGAAGGTAACCACTTTGATGCTGCCCTTGGTACTGGTGATGCAATTGATACTGATTCCGATGCAAGAAATTTAATTGAACCATTTATAGGGGATAACACTGACAATGGTATTCCTAGTGTCTTTAATGATGTAAGAACTGACGTTGAGTTTACACTTAACGATAGAAATGGTTATAGTGGTAACGTTAGTGGAAATACTATTATTGATGGTGAAGGTGAAAAAGTAGTTTTCGTTGGTGGTAGAAAATTAGGTCACCAACACATTAGAGGTCACAGTCATCCTGGTGTATACCAAACATTACAAGAAGGAGATAGACAGAAACCAGGACTAGGTGTTATTCCATATGATAACATCACTGCTCAATTTAACTATGCTTCTATTGACGAAAGAAATATTGTTCTTGGTATTGGTGGTGGTGACCAAAGAGTTGACTCACTTAGACTTGGATTGAAATGGTTTAAAGAAAATGTTCAGTTAATAGATAATAGCACTTGGGGTAGTTTTGGTAGTTTTAGTGGTGCAGGTTCTGGTCAACCAGGTAGAACAGTTATGGGAACAATAAGTGAAAACCCACCTGTTAACTTGTCTCCATTGAAGGTAAGACAAACTGGTATTGCAAACCAAAGTGAATATACATATGAACAAATGCAGGGTGGTGATACCATTCAATATGGTTTGTTTGGACAAAACTATACAATTCCACAGGGATTGAGAAACTTTTATACTGATGCTTTAGGTTCAGGTAATTTTGGTACATTTACAAGTAATATAGGTGATGATTGGTTGGATAATAGTATTGAAGCACATACACATGATCCATTCTCTGTCATTTATGATCAGAATAGTTTAAAACCACAATCTAGATTGACTGCTGATGTCAACATTCCAGTCACCACGATATTAGATAATGTAACTAATGTTGGAGCACTTGAGATTAGTATGAATACTAGTCAACCTTCATTAACAATTTTGTATATTATCAGAGCATACTAATGGCAAATTACACTAATCAAAGAGCAAGATACGGTGGGATGGTAGGAAGTATTATTGTACATTCTACTGATGGAATTGGATTATCGAATGATCCCAATGCTATATCATTCAGAGCTGTATTACCTGCAGGATACTTGAGGTGTGATGGAAGTAAAAAGAATGCAAAAGATTTTCTAGCATTGTCGAGGGTACTGGGTGTTGGTACTGAATCAAGATTTATAAAAGAAGGTGCTTCATTAAGAGGAGAAGATCAAGCAACTGGAGATTTGGGTGAGTTTCAACTACCAGATATGGGATCGAAAGTAATTATTGGTGGTAGAGGTACAGGTTTATATTCAAATGATTTCGTTGATGATGGATTAGTCAATACAACAAGAAAAACTAGAGTTGGACCACAGATTCAAGTCATTAGTAACTTTGGAGATAGAATAAGTGCTAATTATGTTGGTAATGCAAGAGTATCAGCCTCTGGTGATTTAGATTTTCTTGGAAATCCTAGATACAATATGACGAGAAATACTGCTGAAACTCAGTTAAACATTGAAAATTTCCAAGGTCATTTACATCAAGGTGGTCAGAAATATCTAAACTACAGTGCTCAACATGAAACTTCTTCTGTTGGTGGTAAAGACTATGCTCGTGCAATAGGTAACTCAGGTGCTGGTAACCTCTTAGAATTCACTAGTGATGGTGGTAGAGAATCTATTCACAAACATAATATAACACGACCTACAACATATGCACACAATTTTGTATATTCATACGATCAACAAGATGTTGACATGAGTGGAGTTTCAGCATATGTTGACGTTGATATTGCTGATGATGATAAATTGGATCAACTTGTAACACCATTCACCCTAGTAGAATATTTAATTAAAATCTAATGACACAGACAGCAAAGCCATCTAACAAGTCATTTGATCCAGTACCACCATTATCTCTGGAATTTACTAGTGCTGGTCCTGGTTATACTGCATTAGAGTATAATCAGAGAGTAGCAGATCAAGACTTGATGTTACAGATTCTTTTAACTAAAAGTAATGGTTATAAGTGGGTTGAAGAAGAATTTTTTATGGGTGAAAAGAGATCTAATGGTAAATACACTCATAATTATCCAGATGGATTAAAAGATATTCGTTATACTCTTATAGGTATAACTGAGGGATCAGGTATTCCCAAAATAGTCACTCGTACAGTAGAATTCTAAATGGCATTTCTAGACGGTCACTTCAATCAATACGGACAGACTTGCATCAATTCACTTGGTGGGTCTGAGAGATTTTGGTTTCCTGATGGTAGTAGTTGGATTTATGATGAGATAAGTTTTTGGTATAATGTTTATTTTGGTAGGTATGCTGAGGAAGGTGGTGCAAACTATTGGTATCAAGGATTTACTTCTCCAAATAACAATTTTGTTGATGGTGGAAATGCTGCTAATAGTACCTATAATACTTCTCTACAAACATTCATCTTTAATGGTGGTGCTCAGGAAAGAGCAGCAGTTGCTTCTAATGGAAGGCATACAGGCATGTCAACTGGTGACTGCCCTATTTTAGGATGTACTAATCCACAAGCAACAAACTATAATTCAAATGCCACACAGGATGATGGATCTTGTATACTTCCTTCAGGATGTACTGATCCACAAGCATATAACTATGATTCAAGTGCTATAACTGATGATGGTACTTGTCAATATTATGCACCACAAATTATTTTTAATACAAATCCATCAACTATAGTTGCTGGATCATCTTCTAATGTTTCATGGTATTGTGTAAATCCAACAACCAGTTTTGGTTTTGTTTCTGGTACTATTTCTAGTACAAATCAATCAGGTAATCAGACTGTAATACCTAGTGATACATCAACATATTGTGCTCAAGCTTTTGGTCCTGGTGGTGGTTCTGGAACTACTTGTGTCACAGTTAACGTGTTACAAGTACCAACATGTTCATTAACTCTTCCTGGTCTAATAAATTATGCCGAACCTACCTATGATATAGGATATGCCACACAATATGCTACAAGTGGTATTACAATAACACCAACATATAACTATCTTGATGGTAGTACCTTTGTTGGTAATCCTATTAACATTACACCTCTAGCGTCATCTGCAGAATTGGGTGGGTCATCATCAGCTACAGATAGAAATGGTACTGTTAGTGTTAGTGTACCATGGACAACCAAAGGACCTTCATCGATCCTAGTTAATATAGCAGTAAATGGTGCTGCCCCTGCATCAGACAGTGGCACTTTTCAAGTTGTCATAGACCAAACACCTGCTAATTTCTCAATTCCTGAAAGCCCAGATAAGATTAGATTAGAAGATCCAGTTATATCACCAGAAACTACAGTTACTACTCAGAAGATATTAATAGATGATATTGACATTCCAGTAGAAATTCATGCAGATTTTCCTATACTGGTAGATAAAAATTCTGAGGATAATTGGCAGGGAGTAAGACAGACTGGTACATCAGGTGTTGGTGGAAGTAGCACTCCTAATGAAAATGAAGGACTTATAAGTAGTAATTCTAATCACCCTCTTATACGTAAGATTGCTGCATTAGATGATCCAATTGCAGACTTCCAATTTAATGGCAGTAATGAGTTTAGTCCTGAATTATTCACTAATTGGAATGATCCTAATGCAGAACCACCATTCATTGCAAAGATTTCAAATTCACAACTTGCTCAGTTAATTAACTGTATCTCTCTTATTGACGAGGTATCTCCATCAGTCAATACTATGGAGAATGACTGGAATTCTTTTCGTTCTAATTTTCCATACAGAACATTCTGGTTGCTACAGGCAGTCATAAATTCTAACGGTAATATATCTTATCCGCTTAGTAGATTGAAAATGCCACCAAGTTATTTGAGTGACCCATATGCAAACGGTGGTATTCAAGTTAGACGTGACAATAATAATGCTAATTTTACTTCTAGTTGGTTTGATATTTGTAATCTAAACCAAGTACCTACTGGTACATACGTATCACTATGGATTGATATATCTGGTAGTATGGTATTCAATACTGTTCAGGCATCTTACAATGAATTCGTAGCAGATTGTGCTGCTAATGGTGTTAATATTATTCTTGAGACTAGTGACAGTGGAGAAAGATGGATTCCAGGTCATAACAAAACTCTTCCACCAAGTGCTAACTTTAAGATCATTGATCCTCAGGGTAATGCAGTTAATTCACTAACAATTGCAGCAGGTGCTTCTGTTACACTATCATGGATTGTGTTTGGTGATGCTACTAACCTATTAATTACTCCTAATATTATTAATACTACTGATATTAATTCCTTCTTCGGTACCGCTGTAGTAAATCCAACACAAAATACCACATATTTCTTAGAAGCTACAGGTCCAGAAGGTTCTACTAATCTTTCTGTTTCTGTAACGGTTTTAACACCACCAACAATAACTATGATAGCTAATCCAACAGATACTATTGTAAATGGTGGATGTACTACTATAGAATGGTCTACAACTGGTGATGCTGATTCACTAACGTGGACACAAGGTAACATTAGTAATACAAACCTTACTAGTAATGCTCAAGTATGTCCTGGTGATACCACAACTTATTGTGCTCAAGTATCTGGTATTGGTGGCACATCTGCTATCACATGTGTTACTATTAATGTATCTCAACCACCAACATGTAGTATTACTTCACCTGCTAATATTAACTACGGTAATGATATTTTTGATATTGAATATGAAACACAATATGCAGATGCATCTATTGAGATAACACCAACTTATTATAATCTTGATGGTACTCAAAGTGTTGGTACGACTATTGTTGTAAATCCCGCAACTTCATCTGAATTAGGTGGTACTTCAGGTACAACAGATAGAGATGGTACTATTGATTATACCACTGTTGGTGTACCATGGAATGATTTTGGTCCATATCTTATCACATGGGTAATTGCAGTCAATGGTACTGGTGGAAGTGCTCAGGATAGTACAAATACAAGTGTAATAATTGACCAGACACCTGATAACTTCTCAATTCCTGAGAGTAAAGATAAAGTTAAAGAAGAGGAACCTGTAGAATCACCAGAAACAACTGTTCTATCAGAATTGTTGTTGGTTGATGGTATTGACATCCCAGTTGAGATAAAAGCAAACTATCCTATTCAGGTAGATAAAAACCTTGAAGACGATTGGAAGGGTGTGAGAGAGATCTAAATACATTATGACTGAGATAGTATCTGTATAGGCAGGAATGACGTATTCTTATTCAAATACCCCTTTATATGTTGATGAGGGTGATTATATTCAGTTTAAGTTTAAAGCACCACCTTCATGGAGCTTTACTCAAACTATTACTGTACAGATTGGTGACCTTACACAGTTCTGGTTGATTTCAACCATTCCTGAAGATTTTACACCTGATCCTTTCCCATTTACAGATGTTGAGGATGCAGAAGTAAGTACAATGTATACTTGGGCTGATGGTAACAGACCCAATGAGACTATAGTCACTGTTAGTGGACTGACACCAACAACACAAGCACCAATATCAATGAGTTCTAATGTCATTGGTGATGCATCTGTTTGGTCATTGAGACTTGATTATGATGGTGATGGTAACTGGGATACTGCATGGATTCAGCCCAGTGGATCAGTAACTGTGGAAAATGGTGCTAAGATTCAGATTAGAGGAACGACTAGTCCATTTAATAGTCAGAATCTTAGACTTAATTTAGTTATTGGTACATCTAATGAACAGTGGAAAATAACAAACAAACCAGAAGATGCTAATGAACCTATACCATTTCCAGTATTCACAGATTTAATTGACTTAACTGTAAATAAGTACGCATATTCTGAGGTTATAAGAATTCAGGGAATGAATGCACCAGGTTTAATTGCAACTACTGGTGTTGGTGAGTGGGCGGTTGCATCTGTTAATACTACCACAACAAATGCTGATGGTTTTGATGTATTAGATAATGCCACATTTGCTACCCAGAATGGAACTATACAGAATGGTGATTATTTACAATTAAGAATGATTACCACATCAACAGCATTAACAGCAAGGTCAACAGATTTGACTATTGGTGACATTGCTGCAGGATCCACATGGACTATTACTACTGGAGCAAATCTATCGTCACTACCTGATGGATTTAGTTTTACTGATGTTAATAATGCTGAAGCAGATGCACTTGTTGGATCAGATGAGCAACCCTCAGGTGGTATTAGTGGACTAGGTGCTGGTGTATCAGTACCTGTACAGGTTATTAATACTGATGCTACCCTTGTAAGAGTTAAGAAAAATAATGGTTCTATTGGTGTATTCCCTACAAATGTAGAGAATGGTGATACATTAACCATTTACTTACAATCATCTACAAATTTTGGTACCCCTAAAGAACTACAAATTTCTGTTGGTTCTAGAACTATTCCAACATGGACTGTTGTCACTAACAACGGACCAGATACCAATGCAGCATTCTTACCACCAGCAGATAGAACTAATCAAGTACCAGATACTTTTATTTCTAGTGCTCCTGTAACTGTTACTGGTATCAACCAACCAATTACTATTGAATGCACTGGTGGATACAATGCATTGATTTCTATTGATTTTGATACACCAGTAGAAGGACCAAGAACATTTGATCCCTCAGTTAATACTAGTTTCTATCTTATCATTAGATCTGCTACACAGTTGAATACACCAGAAAATACTACTATCACTGTTGGTACTGGTTCAATTAATAATCCATTTACATGGACAGTAACAACATATGCTGTTGTGCCACCACCATCTACTAATCTAGGTAAGTGGTATAGTAATAAGACTGAGAAGTTTGATGGTTATCCTATTGGTACAGTTATGCCTATCCTAAAAGAAGGTGCTACTTCAACATATGGTGATACCACTGGTGTTAACGGTAGTAGATATGCTGGATTCATTGCATGTGAAGGTCAACAGATTGATGCTGAACAATACTGGGCATTATTTGATGTCATTGGTACTACCTATGGTGGTACAGGTCAAGTAGATGTAGATATTAATGGTACTAGAACATATAGTGGTGTGTTTAACTTACCTGATTATAGGAACAGAAGACTATGTGGTGTTGGATTAGTTGATTCTTCTAGTGGAAACTCAGCATTCTTACCTGTATCTACATCTGGTAAAGGTATTAATGATGTTGGTGCTGAGGGTGGATATTGGTACTTTGATAGAGTTGACTCGTTTGGTGTACAACCACTAGAGCAGATTCAAGGACCAGCTACAAGTGATACAGGACTTAATTCACAGTTCTTCTCTCTTGGTACTGTAAGACTGTTAGGATTAGAAAGTGTTACTGATGATGTTAGGTTTAACATTCAGGGTGTTGTTATTGCACAGATTGGACCTATACAAGAGGTTACAGTTACAGCACCAGAACATAATCATTCATACCTTGCTGCTGTAACTGAAAATGATGCAGGTGAAGCAGTGATTAGATGGTCTCCTCAGGGTCGAGGTATGTTCTCTACTCCTGCAGAGGTAGGTCCACAAGAATGGCCAGGTAACCAAGTTGGTGATGGTTCTCCTACGGATGAAAGTATACGTAGAGGATGGTTGACATGGATTAACTCATTGAATCAATTCGCACAAGAATTAACATTATACTACGGTACTTCATATTCAACAGATGATTTCATACGAGATAATCTCCCCACTACTTACAAAGAGAATGAAGAAAGACCATTTAACGGATCAGTTGACTTTGGTCCTGAGTCTTCTGATAGACAAACATTTATAGATTTCCTAACATGGTGGATATCACCTGCCAGTATTATAACTGGTGCTGTACTCCAAGATACTGGAGCAGGTACAATTCCTAATGCACCTGAGTGTTCTGCTGTTGTTGATACACAACCTATTAGCTTCAGATTTGACTCATATACTCCTGTTGGTGGACAAACATTAACACATGCTCATCTACTTACTGAGTCTACTGTTGGTAATCCTCAAACAGATTTCACTGGTGGTAATGTATCAGGTGTTGGTACTTCTGGAGCACCTTTTGGTGCTGGTCTAGGTGGTGGTGTTAGTGGAGGACTACAAACATTTGAATTGTGGCAAGATAGACTTATTGGTTCTAGTATACCACAGGGTGTGTGGACTGGTAAAAATATTAACCAGTGGGCATATCGTCTCACAACTGGTTACTGGACATCTGTTAACGATGAAGTTCAAATTGAACAGGATATGGTTTATCCTTCTGGTGTCAGTGGATCAGGTTCAGGTATGAAATTAAACATAACATTCACACCTTGGCCAAGTGTAGACAATACTGATCCAATTGGTGATACAAGGTTCAGAATAAATACAATTATTAGTCCTGGACAAGGATATGCTAATGGTGATGAACTAACATGTGCTTGGTGGGATTCAACCTTTGGTGGTTCATTCTTTAAAGTTAGTGCAGTTTCTCCTGCTGGTAGTGGTGGTGCAGCATCAGCAATTCAAGTATCATTCACACAGAATGATATATTCATGGATATGTCAGATGCTGAGTTTAAATTTGCAAGTAACTTTAAAAAACCAACCCCAGATGTTACAATGAGACCACAACGACAAGTCCCAATATTGAACCCTTTCCACAAGACTAAATATATGATCAAAGCTTATTAATATGACTGAAATTCCTGATTATAGACCACTTGAATTGATGCTAGACCCAAAGATGACCAAAGTCGAATTCGACGACTTTATTGGTGTGTGGCCTAATTTCATGCCAAAACCATTATGTGATACTATTATCAATTATTCTAATACTATTTCAGATATGGGTGTGAAGGTTAATTATGATCCAGACATGGAGTTTCCAAGTTCTGAAGATCTTGAACACCTTGAAAATAGTGAAACTATATACAAGTCAGAAGATTTCTATGGTGGTGCTCTGAATAGAAAAGATTTTGCATTTCTATTAAACTATTCAAATAGAGATCTTGTTACACAAATCAATCAAGTTCTTAAATCATGTGCTAAGCATTATGTTAATGAATATCAAGCATTGAAGTATCAAGCATTGTTGTCTACTGATGTTAAAGTGCAACGAACTCCACCAGGCGGTGGTTATCATCTATGGCATCATGAAGATGCTGACATAGCACATGCCTCAAGAGAATTGGTGTGGATGATATATCTAAATGATATGCCAGATGGAGAGGCAGAGACTGAGTTTTTATATCAAAGACGTAGAATTAAACCAACTGCAGGTACTGTTGTTATTTGGCCTAGTGGATTTACTCATACACATAAGGGTAATACAGTCCTCACTGAAGATAAATACATAGTAACAGGATGGTACATCAAAGGTAAGTAAACTCTCATGGCTTTTACAGAAAGAACATTACTCATTGAAGCTGACTTTTTGAATGGGTCTTTTAGTGGTCAACAACCTTGGAAATTAGAACAAGGTTATAGGTGGCCGAAGAGATTTAAAGTAGATGCTGACTTAATTACAAAGTTTTTTGAAACTCAAGTAGATGAGTTCTGGCATACTGATAAGGATCAACTTGAGTTGTTCCAATATTTTAATGATGGCAAATACTTTTGTCAAAGAAGAAAGCAGGTATATGATTTCCAGACTGAGACATACTACCAACAAACATATTCATTTACATCAGGAACAGCAGCACAAGCAGAAGAATTATATAAGTCAGTACAAGACTTCTTCTATGTTGTAGAACAGGTTAAGAGTTTACAGGTAGAAGAGAAAGTACAAGGTCTCGATGATGAGGTCATCTTCTGGGAACAAAGATGGCGTAAACTCCTCAGACAGAGAAATAATATGTTAGGACTATCTGATTGGAGGGTATTACCTGACATTGCAGAAAAGTATACAGGTGAGAAAGCAGACTGGGTTAAGTGGAGACAATGGTTACGTGATAACACATTACCCTCACCAACTGATGCTCAGTTTGAAGGATCAGGTCTAAAGTATTTTAAATATACATATGAACTTAAGTTCCCAATTGACCCATCAAATTATAGAAGACTATATGAGGGTGAAGCAAGTCCTCCTGCATTTATGGATGAGAATGATGCTGATCAGTGGGTTAGACAGGATGGTGAAGCAAGTATAGACTTCTTTAAGAGTAGAGAAGAGAATATGTATAGACTTGCTCAACGTGGTAAACTTGCAAATAGAAAAGTTACAGAGAGTGTTCTTCAACTCATGCGTGATTTGAATGTTGAAGATATCGTTCCATTGGATTGGGATAAGTTCTATACTGATGATAGTCAACTATGATACGTGAAATTGATTTACTAGATAATGAACAATTAGCATACGTCAAACGATACTTCGATTACCTACCCTTTGAAGATGGTAAGAGAAGTAACCCAGATGCAAAGAGTAAAGTCTGCTCTACTGCATATGAGGGTGCTGGTGTCTGTGACATTAATATGTACTGTGGACAAATCATAGAAAATAAGGTAAAATCATTTGTGTCAAGATTGTCACAAGTATATTTTATAAAATATGGTGTTGGTGGACAGTATGAAGATCATTATGATTCTAACCCTTGTGGTGGTGTCAGACCAGATTATAGTATGACATGCTTTCTTAATGATGACTATGAAGGTGGAGAGTTGGTTATTACAACCGAGGATGGTGAGAGAGAATTCAAATTACCACAGGGTAAAGCAGTAATATATCCTGGTAATTTACTCCACAGAGTAAACATGGTAACCTCTGGTAGGAGAGATGTGTTTATAGCATGGATGGAAGAATATATTCCATCATCAACCCGCGTACTTCAAGGTATATGGACTTATGAATGATATTAAAACATATGATGACTTCTTTGATTTACCAGAGAAGACAAAGATCTTTGATGACATGGCGAAATCGGGATGGAAGTATGGTCATGGATCACATTACTTACGTAGATATCCATTTTGGATCTATGAACTAAGTGACAATCCATATTATACTGATTATCTTCTAAATATCATTAAGGAAAAAACCCAACAAGATTATGAACTTAGTAACGTGTATGCTAATGGGCATACATTTGGTACGCAGGGTGAATTCCACGTTGACTGGCATGATGATAGCGAGAGAACATTTCTCTACTACGCTAATGAAAAATGGAGACCAGAATACAATGGCAAGACTATATTCCGATTAGGTGATGATAATTATCATTACCATCTTCCTAAAGGAAAAGATGCTATTATATTTCCTGGAATGATTCCACACATGGCAGAAGGATGCTCTAGAGCATTCATAGGACTACGGATAACAATTGCTTGGAAACTACTACTCAGATGAATAACTACAACACTTTCTACCTTGATAATTTCATTGAGAAATATGCTGCTCAGTTGGGCAAGCCTGTACTCTACTTAAAATCAACTGGTTGGAATGCTAGTTCTGATGTTGATGCTATCAATGCATCATATGCAGTGTATCAAGACATTCTACCAAATGATTTGTGGACTGCATTGAAGAATTCAGAGCATGTATTCTGTGAGATAGATGATGATGTTGCTGATACTATGGAGTGGTTGAGTGATAATCTTCCATCATCACAAGCATCAACTGCAACACCAGAGAATTATATATTCTATTCTCTTGTAAATGCTGAAGGACAACAACTTGCGAGTAACGAATAATGATCTTTAACGAAGACTACGACATTGCTGATAAGTATCGTCTGTCAGACGGAGAGAAGGTAGCAACCGTTGAGATGATGCCTGCAAGGTTTACTAGTCTTGATAGTGCTCAGTATGGTCCTGTACTAGATGCTGCTGCGAAAGAAGCAATCAACAAGTATTTTAACTTTAAACAATTAGATACGAATGATCCAAACTATTCATTTGATAATGATTTGTATGTCTATCACTTAGATGGTGAGTATCAAGAGTTCTTTTGTAAGAAGTTCTACACATATTCTAGTGTAGCTCTTAATCCATATAGTTGGAAACGATTTGTTGATGGTATCGGACAACCTAAGTTTAATGATGCAAGGAAGCATTTTGATTCATTAACCAATGTTACTGATGCAACTAATACTTGGTTCAATGGTATAACATTATCACCAACTGGTGATCTGATTAGTATTAGAGTATTTGATTCAACATATGATCTAGATGAACTAGAAGATAATGATTTTTTAAATAGAGTAAATCAAATTCCTTTGTATCGTGGTGATGTGTGTAAAGGGACAATTGATGTTTATCCTGATAGTGATCTAATCACATACAGATTAAACTTTAAGTATCCCAAGTTCTTTGATGATAATTACAAAGACAAGGGAGTTCTGAGATATAGTGCAGACACAAGAGAACTTGCTATTGAATACTTAGATTTAATGTCACGTGATGAAGGTGTACAAATACTGACAACAGACCAAGTGGCATTCATTACATCTAAACTACAAGGTGAAGCATACTTTAACTTAGAGTTTGATGTCAACCCTAATGGGACAGTTGCTGAAGTGTATGCTTACATCCAAACAACTAACGAATTTGAAGACTTGACAACTCAGTAATTATTTGGTATGCTATAGCATAAGAATTTTATTGGTATGGATTTGCCTGACCAGAATCTATTGAAACATCTTCAGATACAAGCGATGTTACGTGAGAATGAGTTCCCAGAGGATGAGTTAAAATATCTGGGAGAACGTGATGGTCAACACTACTATCTTATAGCAGGTGAGCACGAGGTGCCAGTGTCTGACATAATTAGTTGTGATCAGATATCAGAATGAAAAAGAGAATTGCTATTATAGGTGCTGGTAATGCTGGATGCATGACTGCATTGAACTTTGGATACTATGGTAAAGAATTGTTTGAGATCGATATGTATTACGATCCAAACACTCCAATGGAGAAAGTAGGACAAGGCACTACTCCTGATGTATTGCAGTTAATATCTGCCAGTCTTAATATAGATTGGTGGAACAATGATATTGGTGCAACAATCAAGACTGGTGTATTATATGAGAAATGGGGAAAGAAGCAAGAGCAGATCTTCCATAAGTTTTACATGGATAGCATTGCATGTCATTTCCAGACACATGAATTATCAAAAAAGGTTAGAGAATCACAGTATGTTAATCTAATTGAGAAGAATGTAATAGATCCTGAGGTAGAGATTGATGCTGACTACATCTTTGATTGTAGAGGTAAGTCAGATGAAGATGAATATCATACTCTCATCAATCCATTGAATGCAGTTTTATTATGTAAGCAAGGTGGTAGAGATCCAGATTTAACATACACTAAGTGTGTTGCAACACCTGATGGTTGGACATTTGTAATACCAAATCATGATAGTATATCATATGGGTATCTCTACAATACTAACATAACATCCAAGGATGAAGCAGCATTTAATATGCATGAGATCTTCAATGTAGTTCCTGATGGTGATCTAACATTCAAAAATTATATTGCTAAGAGTATGTTCAAAGGAGATAGAACTATACTTAATGGTAATAGATTTTGTTTCCTAGAACCACTAGAGGCAACCTCAACTTCATTCTATCGTAACATTGCTGGTCATGCGTGGGAACATATTATAGATGGCAAACCAAAATATAAATGTGATCATGATGTACAGAAGTACATGAAGCAGATCGAAACATTTATTCTATGGCACTACCAGTTCGGATCTGCCTATGATACTGGATTCTGGGAGTATGCCAAGAGTCTAGCATTTAAACCAGATGATGATTTCCTCAAATATCATGACAGTGCTGTACAAATGGACTATCCCATGCTAAACTCAAAAGCGTTCGCAGGTCAAGAGTATGGGATTTGGCCACGAGTGTCATTCAAACAATGGCATGATGGTATAAATCATTCTTAACCATTCTTATTAACTCACATGGATTGGAACACTACTACTAAAGAAGAAAAACGACGTGATGCACTTGGTCTCTTGATTGAGTCATTACATAAACCAGACTCTAGGTTACGTGGTTGTGCTCATAACCAACAGTGTTACCATGAACTTATGGAATGGCGTCAAGAAGTCCTTGATCACCTAGAAAATCGTCGTAGAGAGGAATTCTCATGAACAGACCTGTATTAACTAATCCAAATTATGTACCCGATCAAGAGTATGCAAAACAACGCAAGATCCGTATGCAAGACGCTATCGAAGATTACCTTCAGGATGAAACTATCTCGTCACGAGGAATATATGAGGAGATGTTATCTTGCATCAATGATGTAAACTCTGATCGTGCTGATGAACTTAGGTCATTAATGCATGGTTACTTACAAATGAAACAAAGTATTCCTAGTAGGTATTGATGAACAAAAAAACAAGACTTCTTAGTGCATTAGCACAAATAAATAACGTCACGCAACTCATTAAAGATAATGAGTGGGAACACCATTTACAACAACACCTATGTGTGGTAGAATACGAACTCCAACGCCAATTATCCCTGATCAACGAAAATGAAAGAGGAAGATTTCAAGTCGGCAGTACAAAACTTTTTGATGCTGCAAAACAACAACGATCACAACTTTCAGATTCTGCAGAAGCAGATTGATAATCTTCAGAAACAACTGAATGATCTCAATGATCTGAAACAAATGTTCAGACTACCTAATCCAGCAAACGCTAATCGCAAGTTGTTCGATGAAGACAAATCAGACACGACTGACGAAGAATGATTTCTCACTCCTACAACCAGTCATATGGCGTGACGTTGTAGGTTACATTTCCTTTATTGATGATGCTTATCTCACGATATGTTTCATTGATCAACCCCTTCCTACGAGTGGAAACTCACGTTGGGGACGCCATTACGCATCAATTCTAGTATACCCTAATTATTGGCATGAAATACGCTGTCGTTTGGATGACGAAAAAGAAGAAGGGCACATCCCGCCAACAAGCGACCTTCTTCAATTTGGACGATGCCGCTCAGTGGGAGCAGCACATAAACAAAACGCAACACGCAAAAACTAACATCATCCCTATCTTTAATGATTGATGTACAATGAACCAACTGCAGTTGATATATTACTTCCACCCAATATAATTGAGTATCTTGATGATACTTCAGAATTTGGCAGAGGTACGGTAGCAGGAATTAAGAATAAAGAAATTCCTCTTCGCTCTACTAGTGTTTGTATGCGTTATGATAACGACTGGGTTGCTAAATTCTGCAGACATCATGTGCAAGTCATCAACGAGGACGTGTACAAATATCAATTAGATGATGGATTTGATAGAGGTAAGTATCAGTATGCACATTATCATGTGAATGATCATTATGGATGGCACATTGATTACATACGTCAAGGTCATAAAGATAGACTATTACATCGTAAACTATCCTTCTCACTCTTATTAAATGATGATTATGAGGGTGGAGAGTTTGAATTTGTTATGCCCCGATATGGTATACAATTGAATTGGGATAGAATAGCATTAGAACCAAAGGCAGGTTCATTGATAGTATTTCCATCAACTCTAGGTCATAGAGTTAAACCTGTAACTAAAGGTATCAGAAAAAGCATTGTTGGGTGGTGTGTTGGTAGACAGTTTACGTAGTGTCACACACCCCTTGACAAATAGTTAAACCTATGTCATTATACTTACAGGAAAACAAACGAGTTCCCGACTAGTCTGACTTAGAAGCAGACACATGACCGTTGGGGTAATGCATTGACCCTTAGTTTTGTTTTCCTCCACCAATTTTTTAAACATGCAAGATACTATTCTATTTGGAGATTGTCGTGATACACTCGATGCTTTCTTACCAGAGAGTGCAAGGATGTGTGTTACTTCTCCACCTTACTATGGTCTAAGAGACTATGGTGGTGAGGATGACCAGATAGGACAAGAGCAATCACCAGAAGAATATGTTCAAGAGATGGTACAGGTATTCCGCAAGGTACGCAATGTACTCACGGAAGATGGTACACTATGGTTGAACATTGGTGACAGTTATTATAACTATAGAAAGGATGGGTGTATACCTAAGCAGACATTCTCTGCTAATAGACAAGACCTACCTAAGACTACACCAAGAAGATCTAACAAACTCCAAGGATATAAGGATAAGGATCTGATTGGTATACCTTGGATGCTTGCATTTGCATTACGTGCGGATGGTTGGTATCTAAGACAAGATATTATATGGCATAAACCAAACCCTATGCCAGAGAGTGTAAGAGATAGATGTACAAAGTCTCATGAGTATATCTTTCTCTTGAGTAAGAGTAAGTATTACCACTATGACAATGAAGCAATCAAAGAACCAGCAAAAGACTGGGGAACAAGAGACAGATCAAAAGGAAAGTACCACAACGAAGGAACAGGACTCCAACCGCATTCAGGTCTTACAAAATCATATACAAAACGCAATAAACGCTCTGTCTGGACGGTAAACAAGAAACCATACAAGGGAGCACACTTCGCTACGTATCCTGAAGAACTGATCAAACCATGTATCCTTGCTGGTAGTGAAAAGGGTGACACTGTACTTGATCCATTCATGGGCAGTGGTACAACTGCAACAGTTGCAAAATCACTCGATAGACATTATATTGGGTGTGAATTACATGAGAATTATGGTGATCTAATTCAAAAGAGAATAGAAACACTTCCTGTAACCCCTTCAAAAGCGTCTACAAGCATCCTGAACCACTTATGATTGAACAGACTACCCAAGTTAATCTAACGACATCTCAGATCCGATTTATAATGGATATGATGATGCAATCAGATACACAACCTTTCTACCACAAATCTGTGGATGATGGGACACTTTACAACCAGTTATCAAACTGTCTACCATCACCCCCAACTGCATCAAACTGATGTATATTAATGAAGTCGTCAAGGAACACACCATGAACCAAGTCACTTCAAGAACAAGAAGTACATCCAATGGTAAGATCATTGTGTGTCCTTGCTGCAGTCAACCATCCAGAGTATATCACTTTGCATGGTCAGCACTATCATGTGCTCACTGCAACGAATCTATTAACAAACTCGATTGGTTTTTACTATGAATGAAGTAATGTTAGATCGCTGGTTACTCCAGAATCTAGATCAAGCAGAACAAGCATGGCAGAGTGACACGCCATTCTTGACAGATGACATGCCACAAGAGCAACTGTCACAAGAAGCATTGGATCTTCTGCGGTAAGGATGCGGAGTGTGCCACTTAAATAAGTGTACACTAGCGGTAGTTTCATACCACATTCCGCGTTATACTTAATTCATCAACACAAGAGACCTCATGACCACCGCAACAATCACTGAAAACATACTCACTCACACTCAAGAGTTATGTGATGCACTCAAGCAGAACTACATCAATGATTCAGTCAGGTATCATGAGAGATCAATTGTTCAAGATGGTAACAGTAAGTACCATGTTGATAGAATTAATGAACTTAAGTCAGGTGTATGCGACTATGACTTCGTTATAGAGTCTGGTCGCAAGTATCACAAGATTGTGATGGTTAACAATCAGCGTAGTGTTCACGCATTCATTGATAAGAAGACTGGTCAAGTGTACAAACCAGCGGGTTGGAAGTCTCCAGCAAAGCATGTACGCTATGATCTCAGACTTATCAAAGATCGTGAGTATTTAATAGCAAATGCTGACTGGGCGGGTGGATATCTCTACATGCGTTGACAAACGCTCTAATACATAGTATACTTTACTCACTTGCTCTCTCATTCCCATGACTGTTCCCAGTTTTTATATCGTTGCTGATGGCAACGCATACGCAATGGAAGATGATGGTTATATGTTCGGTGCTCCAGTTTTTCAAGACAACACTGTCGATTGGGACAGTGCTTATGATTTTGAACCATGTGAAGAAGATGTAGAGTATGTTGCACATATGTGTAAACTACTCCAAGACATCAAATCACTTCAAGTAGAACACACTAGTGAGGTTTTCTCAAAATGAACATGCTTCAAGAACACATCAAAGAGTACATCAATCCGTACCCTAATAGATACTCTCGTGGACAGTTTGAAATTCGCATACTACCACGTGAAGATCTAGACTATGAAGGAGAGCAGAAGTATAGGCGAATGTTTAAGAAGTTTCCAAATGACTTCGCCGCTGCTGCTGCATCTCTACTCCCTAAGGATGTATCATTCATCCAGTATGACCACCTCACCAACATTCTATTCGCTGAAAAACTATGAACAACGAAGACACACTAAAGATTTCACAACAACGTGACGAAATCTACGTATGGGTAACAAATCGTTTCAAGCAATTGATGGCAGAAGAGAGAGTTGATGATGCACTCATACTTGCTGATGAATTCTTTGAGTGGTTAGATCCTAACCAATTAGAATCAGAAGAAACCTTATTCAGCGACTATGGACTCGGACAACTATCAGATTAGTGATGCAATGCGTTATCTAATCATTGATTACATGACTGCATGTAATGAACAGAAACATGCACTAGCAGAAGAATTACTCCAACAAATCAAGGAGCAAGGTAAAATTGACCAAGAAAACTCATGATCGAATTTATTAACGACGCTAATGGCATCAAAATCAACTGGGACGAGAACGACCCCATCGAAAAGGTCTTCAACGACTGGTCGGAAGACAACTTCATCGACGCACTCCGCAAAGACTGCTTCTACATTCTCAAAGAGCGTAAAGAACTTGAGTTCTGGGATCCAGCAGCGATCAACAAAGAACTCTCCAAAGAGGACTACGACTACATCGGTCGCCTCAAAGTCATCGCGGAAGAAGAAAGTAAAGGACACCGTACCAAAGGTAGTGAAGTCAAGGAAACTTGAGTTGTTCCCACATCTCCCTAG